CCACGGGTACTGACAGGCGTAGTCGTCCAGCCTCTTCTTAATGTACCACCACTATAACCAGACCAATACTTCTGATTTCTTGCCGCATCTGCTGTCAAAAATTTTCTGCTTCTGCCCCTATCTCCCTTTACTTTTACAGTTTCCCTCCTCTTTTTCCTGACCTCCTTCATTTCCTCTTTGCTTTTTTTAATTTTTTCTCCACCTACAATATCGTAGCTATCAGGCGTCATTCCCACAGGTGTTCGCCGGATAGTCTTTGCAAGCAGTCTTGCTGCCAGCTCCTTAACACACTCATCACAGAATTGACTGCTTTTTTCCTTTGAAAGTGCTTCTAATTTATCCCTTAATTCTATCAACTGCTTATAGTCTGTAGCCATTAAGCCCACCTCTCAAACAATTTCAGCATAATCTCCTTGTGATCTGGATATATCCCGGGATCACCGGAACTTGCAAAATCTGTATTTTCCCCATTATGAAGAACTACCAGTTTGCTTCCTGGCTTAACTTCCATTTCAGGGGAAATGAACAACTTCGCAATGATATTTCTCTGAGCTGCTCCATCACTAACAGGTGCCGTGTCAATGCTTGAATATGACAGTTTACATGGTATATCTTCCTGTATCAGTACTTCCTGCTTCTTTGATATCTTCGTCTCAGGGTCTTTTACATTCTGATATTCATAAATATTGCAGCTATCCAAATACAGCATCTCTACGGCTTTCCTGTGCATATCGAACATTTTATTCATATTCATGTCAGAACTCCAATCTCCTGTATCTGTTAAGCTGCTTCTTATAGTCTCTTAATAATTCACCATATCCTGCAGTCTGGACTGTGCCAAAATTGGTCTGCGTATCACCTGTCTTAACAGAAAGAACAGCCTGTGGTACTCCACTTTCCCCCGGCTGTTCATTTCTGTATATATCCATTGCAATGCGCAACACCGTATTGGACAGTCCTTCCGGTATTTCAGATATATGGCAATAATTCATTATCAATTCATTTGCAGTATCCAGTGCAAATGAGACTGCGAAATCCCTATCTGCAGTCTCTATTCCAAGCAGTTGCTTTAATCTGCTGATCTTCTCATCCATAAGCATCATCCAATCTTATGCTTAATTGCCACGATTCTGAGCTGCTTTGGCTCATAGACGGGATTCCAGTTTTCAGGATTAGCAAGCTCCGTTCTTAATGGTGTCTCTACATGTGTACGTACAGCACCTGTATAAGCAATTCCTCGTGGATGCAGGATGAATGCCTTTCTATTGATAAGATAATCTACGCCGCCTCCAGTCTGCTTATCACGATCCGTTTCTGTTGCAACATGACCTACCGGATTACCATTACCGTATGCAATCGCTCCATTTCCAAATAGATACGTGGTATATACTCCAGCACTTGTGACCGGGCAACCATCATCAACAGTCACACGTCTTCCTTGATAGGTATCGAACTCTACAGATGTTGAATCTCTTTCTGTCTGGATAAGATTGAGCTTCTTTAAATAAGATTTTGTAGCGGAATGCATAGCCACACCTGATAACTGTGCCTGTGCATCACCAAGAAGCTGACACGCATCAATGAATGGGCTTGCACCAATCATCTTTGCCGCTTCTGTTTTTCCACCTGTCAGATCAAGAATATGGTCTGCCATTCTTGTCTCTGCTGCCTTTGATGGCTCAGACACCTCTGGAATTGTTCCAAACACACCTGTAAGGATAGCAATCAGTTCTTTCTGCATATCTCTTGCCCAGTATGCTGCGACCAGATCCCCAATCGCTTTTGCAGGATCAGCCCCAGCTAATGCTGCTGCCAGATTGGATGAGCCCCACATCTTCTGCCTTAAAATCGTAGTAGATACATCTTTGTTGGAACCGATCTTAGCAGGTGTCATCTTAACATCTTCCAAGGTTGCCTCAGACTCTCCCTGAAGGTCTTCAAAGAATGGCATATTATGCGTTCTTGCCGCTTCACTTGCCAATGTATCAAATTCCGGGGAGTTAACTACAATGCCGCTCTGAAAGAAAGCAGATAATTCCATCGTTCTGTTAATCACATACTTGTTAAACAGTTCCGGAACGATTACGTCTGAAATTTTTGTAATTGCCATAAAAAACTATCCTCCTTAAATTTCAACTCCTGCTGCCGCTGCCATTACTCTGGCCTGCTCAGGATTGCTCTTGAACAGTTTTGCCTGTTCTGTCATATTGTAACTTTCTTTGGCGAATGGATTCTTTATAGGTCCTGCGCCGCCACCTGCAGGCTTGTAATTTTGTTTATCTTCCTGTTTGAAGAGGTGCGCCATGTTCGTATCTTCCCTGTATGGCTTCAGTACATCATCTACCCCGATTGGGTTGTTTTCCTTGTCGAAATTAAACTTATCAATGCCCCCATGCTTGTAAATCAGATAATCCGGATCCAGTACACCTGACTTAGAAAGCTGTTCCTTTAAAGCATAATTCTTTAAAGTCTTGACATTCTCCTGCTGCTGATTTTTCAGAGCATTTTCCAAATTGGTGATCTTGGTCTGGAGCTCTGCATTATCCTGATTTCCTTTCTTCAATTCGCCAATTGTAGTGTTAAGCGTTTTGATCTGTGTTTCCAGATTAGTCTTCTCAGCAGATAATGTATCGTACTTTCCTTTTCCCACATATTCTCCTGCTGCCAGATTCACAATATTTACCTGTTTTTCTTTATTTTCAGGCTTTTCATTGTGTTCCGTGATTACCTTTACTACTTGTCCGAACAACTCTTCACCCAGTACATCTTTTAAAAAATCCATGTTTCTCCTTTCCCTGCACTGTTTTTAAACGTGGTGTCTCCACTGCAGCACGCCTTTTAAACGCCTTGCGTATGGCAAATTACCGACCTTTTAAACGCCATGAGGTTTTGGGCATATAAAAAGAACACCTGTCTCCAAGTGTTCTCATTAACATAATTTATTCAGTTGCACCGGTGCAACTATGCTATCAGCACCACATTACTACTTTCTCATCCTGCATCTTATCTGCTTTTACCATATCAAGTAATGCTCTCTTTGCATGCTGCAAATGGTTCATGCACCATTCATATTCCTTAGGGAGCACATAACTTTCAAGTTCTCCTGTGGTAACATTAACAGTTATAAATCCTTTTTCTTTGCTGTCTTCAGGATAAATGTCACATTGTATCATATTATTATTCTTTACGATATTTTTTAATTTTACCATAGAACTCCTGCGCCTCCTTATCATAATTATACTTCTTTGCCGTAATGATGTGTGCTTCCTGTTGGCTCATTCCTTTCTGAATCAGCCCACATTCCATTATCTCATGATTCAATAAAGTCAAGTCATGCTTTTCTGGTTTTCCATCAATCAACCTTCTCCATGATTCAGCCATCATATAATCCGGATCAAAATATTCTTTTTCAGTACCACCAAGTTCATGCTTTTCCATAAAGATATAATTCTTTATTTCCATAATCTTGTCTTTATCTATTCCTGATGCATCTGCTATTCTGTCCACATCAGTAGTCATTTTTCTGACCGAAGCATAATACCGTTCCGCATGCTCCTTTGCTTTATTTCCATATGGGTTTCTTGCACCACTTATATTCCTTGATACTATTGTACTACTTTCCTCAATATCTACAAGTGCGTCATCCGCTTTTTGATCAAAATTTTTATCTGATTCCTCATAATCTTGCATATCTCCATCGACGAATGTTTTTTTCCATTCAGAATATGTCATATCTGCCGGAACCAGATAAGTCTTACCTTCATCATTTCTGGCTGCTCTCTTACTGTCTTCTATATCATCTTCAAAATACGGCACCGTACATGACCGACAATGCGGGTGCATTGGTGGTGCTGTTACTCCTACTTCATACTGTGCCATAGGAAAATGCTTTCCGTCCATTGCCTGACATATTTCAGATGTCCTGGAATCCAGCGTTGCTACAAACTCAAATTCCTGTACGCCCAGCTCCTTATAGCATTTCTGCTGGCTCTTGGCATGTATTGCCGATGCTTCTGTATATACTAACCTTTTTACATTGCTCTCTGATACATTCAAACGTTTTGCCAGCTTCTTTACAACATCCTGATAATTTCCTCCTGCAATAACAGCTTGTGTCAGTTCTTTGTTCAGTTCGTTAATAAGTCTGTCTTTGTCTTTCCATATCCTATCTGAAAAATTACTTCCATCCTGCGCCCATGCAGAATTAACAGCCGTCTCAATTCTTCTGGTATCCAGCCGGTTAAAAGCACTTCCTACTCCATAACCTTTCTGTATTTCATATATAGACCTGTAATATCCATCTGTATATATATCCCTGAGTTTATCATCCAATGCGTCATGAAGATTACCATATAGAACTTCACATTCCTGCTGCATCTGTAGCTTCATGGCTTCTAATCTACTGATATGTACCTTGGCAGATGCGTTTTTCAATTTTTCATTCCACTGTCCTGTATAGTTTGACAGTTCTCCTTTTTTAATGTATTCCTCAACGTTCCAGTGAAATTCTTCAAGTTCATCTTTACGAAGTAACTCCTTTGCCGAAGAATAACTAATACTGTTATTCTCTGCCAACTTCCCATACCATTTGGCAATCTCCCTATCTATGTTCCTCTCAGCCCTGTAAAACTGCTTCTGAGCAAACTCAGCGTATTCTATCCCTTTTTTATGCGATTGTTCTTCCATTGCTTCCATACGCTTTTTCCAGTAGTCACGCCCCGGCATATTGTCACCTCATCACACATCTTCTACTTCCTGCTGGTCCTTTTGGCCTTTCTCTTTACTACTATTGAATGCATCACCGTACATTACCAGTTCTTCTTTTTTGGCATTCTCCTCTTCTTCTTTGTCAATCTGCCTCAGTTCTTCCTCTGCATCTTCCACAAATGGATGATTTTTGAGTATCGTCTTCTTCGATACGATATCTACGCTGGATGCGCAAATATCTGCTATATCCTTATCACTTCTGATCATATTTCTAGTCCATGTCTGGTCTATTTTATCTGTATTAATTTTAAGATGCTGACATATTACAGTAATAAACTCTTCCAAGCTGATCCTGAACTCTGTTTCCATTAATCCGGATTTCAGCTCCAGTAGCGTGTACATGAACTTTAGTGCTTCTCCTGAAGCATTTCCATAATTCTCCGGTTGCGGATCTACACCCTGTC